TATTTCTGAAGCTACTGCTTTATCTAAAGACATAATGCTCATTTTTTCTTGAACAATTATTTCACATACATTACCTGAGCTATCTCTTTGAACTACGTATTGTGATAATGGAAACACTCTCATGCTTCCTTTTTTTGGTAAGTAAGTTAAGACATTACCTGAAACAATTAAATGTTTAAGAGCTTCAAATACAGATACTCTTAATGCTAGTTGTTCTATTTTATTAGTTACTTCTCTTTCAATAGTAGCTAAAGATTTTTCAACTTCTGTTTTTAATTCTACTCTTTCAGATAAATCTTCTTTTGCTTTTCCTGCTATAGATAATCTAAAGAAGGGAGAGTTTGGGGGAAGTAATAATAGTAAAAGTTTAGAAGCTAAATTGTTGACTCCCCTAGCTCCTACTGATTGGAAGGGGGTATATAAATCTGATGATGTTGTAAAACCATCAGGTTGTATTAGAGACGGAATAGTAATTTCAGCACACTCTTCAGCTCTATCTAAAAAATGTTCTCTGTTCTCTTGTAACTTAAAGTAACGCTCTTTTGCTGTGTGTTGTGTAAAATTGTTGTCCATGTATTCCATTTATTAAGAAATGTTTAAGCCTGAACCAGTTGCAACATTTACTCCTGAAGTAGTCTGAAGTGAACTTGTCCCTGATTTTTTAACTTTCTTTTTCTTTTTTGCAATATCTTGCTCGTCTGCTGTTATCAACTGAGGTGATAATTCTTCACCGATTGCTTGTGATGTATTTACAGGCATTGGTGGAGCAGGTTGTGGAGCAGGTACTTTTGGTCTGCTAGTGCACATATTTATTTCTCCGTTCTCTCTTTTAAAGTGTTAATAAATTTTACAACGTCACGCTGACCTGCTTTAAAGTAGATAGTTTTATTATCATCTTTTAAATCAGGAGATTTTTCAGGATAAACTTCATTAAGTAGTTTAACTAAATCATCTACGTTATTTGGTAATGTTAAATCGTCCATTGTATTCGTCTAAAAAGGGAACTTTACTCCCACAAGCTCCCTGTTACTGTACCTTTGTTATATTCTGTAGCTCTATTTTCAAAGAAATTAGCATGTTCTACACCATTTAACACCCAATCTAACCAACCTAAAGGGTTTTGTTTAACACCAAAATTAGGTTTTAATGATAGTTGTAACAGTCTTCTGTCAGCAATATATCTAATATATTGTTTAACTTCTTCTGCTTTTAATCCTCTAATACCACCCATACTAAATGCTAAATCAATAAATCTATCTTCTAATGCAACCATATCTCTAGCTGTTTGATAGATACTTGCTTTAAATTTTTCTGTCCAAATATTAGGATTTTCTTTTATTAATTGATGAAACAATTTAATCATACCATCTACGTGATGAGTCTCATCTCTAATAGACCATGTAACTATTTGACACATACCCTTCATTCTTCCGTATCTTTGAAAGTTTAGTAGCATAACAAATGATGCAAACAACTGTAAGCCTTCACCAAATGCAGAAAAACAAGCTATCTCTCTAGCTAATCCTTCTAGTCCTTTACCTTTACTAGCAAATAAATACTCATGTTTATCAGCCATTTCTTTATATTCTTGAAATGCTTTGTATTCTTTATCTGGTAATCCGATTGTATCATTAAGTAATGAATAACTATGTGCGTGATTAGCTTCACTTGTAGCAAAAGAAGACAACATCATTCTAACTTCAGGTGATTTAAACTTAGGTATATACTTATCTAAGTATGCTTGAGCTATATCTACGTCACCTTGAGTAAAGAATTTAAGAATTTGTGATATAAGATTTTTTTCTTCTGCACTTAATCTTTCATTCCAGTCTCTTACATCTTCATGTAAAGGTACTTCACTAGGTAGCCAGTGCATTTTTTGTTGCATGTCGTAAGATTCAAAAGCCCATTCGTAATCAAATGGTTTGTAATGTACTCTTTCTTTAAATAAACTCATAGTTTGTTTTTTAACTCCTCTAAATATGTTTGTTCTTCTGAGTGACAACACTCATTGTTGTTTTCTTTTTCTTTAGTATGTGTTTTACACTTCTTCTTTTTAAAAATAGAATCATAATTTTTTCTATATGCGTCAGTAGGAAGATGCACACCATCTCTAATTTTATAATCTTTAAAGCCCATAAATCAATTCTATCCCTTCTATTATAATTATTATTAATAATTCTATTGCTAAGATAGTATGATATACAGTCCATAAGACAGTTTGTTTAGGTGGTTTTCTTTTCCTACGTTTACGTCTTGGCTTATCCATACCATCAAATATACTACTATCCGTCATTATCCCTCACATGCTAAACAATCTGCTTCTGGTATGATTGTTCTTTCTATTTTTTTAGATACCAATTCTGCACGTTTAATTGCTTCTGAACGACAGTAATAAAGTGTCTTTAATTTTTTCTTCCAAGCTAACATGTGTATGTCATGTAACTCTTTAATGTTTACATCAGCAGGGACAAACACATTAACTGATTGTCCTTGACAAATATATTGTTGTCTATCTGCGGCATGTTCTATTACCCATTGTTGGTTAATTTCAATCGCAGTTTTAAACGTATCTTTTTCATAATCAGATAGCTCTTTAATATGAAGCACTGAGCCTCTATTCGCAAGTATTGAAGTCCAAGTCTTATCATTATTTATCTCCTTTTTTTCTAATAATTTTTCTAAGTATTTATTCTTAACTAAAAAAGAACCTGACATAGTTTTTTGCACATAAGCATTAGCTCTGTATGGTTCTATTGATGGTGATGTTGTACCACAAATAATAGATGAAGAAGCATTAGGTGCAATAGCTAGTAAATGTGCATTACGCATACCAGTATTTTCCATGTCTGGTGCTTCACCTCTTTTAATTGCTAATCTTTTAGATTCTTCTACAGCTTGTTCTTTCATCTTTTTAAATATTTTTAAATTTAATGACTTAGCTAAAGCAGACTCAAAAGGTATTCCTTTAGATTGTAAGTAAGCATGAAAACCCATAGCTCCTAAACCTAAACTTCTTTCACTTGCCGCACTAAATCTAGCTCTAAATAATTCGTCAGGTGCATTGTCAATAAAATGTTGTAAGACATTATCTAAGAATCTAATTAAGTCAGGCACAAACAATGTATCATTTTTCCATTCGTCATACTTTTCTAAATTTACAGAAGACAAACAACACACTGCTGTTCTATTTTCATTAGTAGGTAAAGTTATTTCAGTACATAAATTAGAATGATTAACTCTTAGTCCTAATTTTTTTTGAGGTTCAGGCAATGATTCATTAACAGTATCTATAAATGAAACATAAGGCTCACCAGTAGCAACTCTTGTCTCTAATATCTTTTGCCACAAGTCTCTAGCTGATACAGTACGTACTACTTTTTTTGTATGTGGGTCTATAAGATTCCAACTGTCATCATACGTAGGTTCTTTAACACAATGGTCTATTAATTGCATAAATTCATTAGATAAATTTACACCATGATGTAAGTTTAAACATTTTCTGTGCACATCACCACCACTAGGTTTACGCATCTCCATAAATTCTATAATTTCTGGGTGTGATATATCCATGTAAGCGGCATAACTACCACGTCTTGTTTTACCTTGTGAAAAAGCTAATACTTCTGAGTCTACTACGTGAAGAAAAGGTATTGAACCTGACGATTGACTACCACCTGATGTAGCAGTACCATCACTTCTTACATCACCCCAGTAGCCACCGATACCACCACCAACAGAAGCTAACCAAGCATTTTCTGTGTAGTGTCCTGTTAATCCTTCTCTACTATCACCAACATAATTTAAAAAACATGAGATAGGCATACCTCTTTTTGTACCACCGTTAGATAAAATAGGTGTAGAAAACATAAACCAAAGTTTAGAAGCATAGTTATATATACGGTCTGCCATTTCATCATTGTCAGAAAATGCTTTAGCCGCTCTCATAAATCCATCTTGCGGTGATTCTTCTTGTGGTAAAAGGTATCTATCTTTTAATGTTGTCTTACCAAAATCAGTAAGTAATTCATCTCTATTATAATCTATTGTCATTGTTTATCTCATCTTTGTTTTTTATATCTAAATATCTCTTTCTATCTAGTGTTAAGTAATTAATTTCTATTGGGTCAAATTTATCTAATGCTTTAAATACAACATCTTTATTTAACTTACTACAAGTGTAGACATCTAATTGAATTATAGCAGGACTATCTTCGTCCCAAGAATGTAATGCTATGTGTGATGTTTCAATAGCTTGTAAGCAAGTTAAACCTCTGTTATCTTTTTTATCTACATAGACAGCAACAGTCTCACCTAAAGGTTTCATACCTAAATCATTTACTAAATTTCTTATCCATGCTTTTATACTATCTATTTGCACAGGTGGTTTTTTGACTGTTGCTCTGATTAAAATGTGTTTGTGTTCAAGCATACACCTCTAATCTTTTGTATCTGTTACAGTAGGTACACCTTCTTTTTCTATAATAATATCAATGTACTGTTTTGCTTTTTTTAAATCTTCTATGCCACCCTTCTTACGCCAACGTGTAATATATTTTACTACATTACCTTCACAGTAAGTTAACTTATTTTTTATAATATAATCAATAGGTTCTATCTCTGAGTTTGCATAGTGAGGTGGGTTTTTTATATTGTCCATAACTTAACCTTCCCTGTTTTCTTATTGTATTCACCATGTCTAAGTATGTGTGCCACTCTAGCTTGAGCTAATGCTTCTTTAGCTGAGTAACCTTTGTCTTTGTAGATACCTTTAACTACTTTCCACAAATCTTTTAATTTAACATTAGTGTATTTTTGTATTAGTTTATTAGCAGTAACAACTCCAACACCATCTATGCCATCATAGCCATCAACCTTATCACCTGTTAATGTCTGTATCATAAATTGATAGTCAGCTAATCGT